TTGTCGCGCTCTTTTGTGTAGGCTCCGTTGGTTGCCATTACTCCCACCTTCTCCAAGGTTTGAGCATGTTTTCCTTTATATATTCGATGTACGACAGGGCCCCTCCTGATGTTATAGAGTACATGATCGAGAGATCGCCTTCTCTTTTTTGCGTGATGCCAATATCGCTCCCTGACCCATGGAACATACCCGTCACATACATAATGGCTGCCTCCGAGATGTCATACGGGATTTCAGAATACCCGCTGGTGTATTTGACCTCAACATTAAGCCTTCCGGTTCTGCCAACCGGATCAGGCGCAGCCCCTCCGGACCCTAGCCGGTCCATAGGCCATACTCCGTAATCTCTGTGTAGAACGCCGGAACCAGTATCGAGGCTGTACTCCTCGGTCTCCGATTCGTTTACCTTGACGTACTCCACAGAAGTCACGGGGAACTCCTGAAGATTGAGCGTCACCTCTCCTGACCCGGGCACGGTCTCAATAACGACCTGCTCCCGCATCTCGCGCCGGCAGTAGCCATTGATGAATGACGTGGCCGATGCAATCATCGATGTAAGCATCGCGTCGTAGTCGGTCCCATCGATTCCAAGGCGGGCTTTTACGGTTGCAAGGTCGGTATAGTGCCCGGTCGGAGCTGTGACAATCTCAATCATTTTTTAACCATCTTCTGTTTAAAGGTCCGGCGTTTCGGGGCTTTCTTTTCTTGATCTTCCACGGCCTCTCCCTTTTTGCTCCGGTTCCGGTTCTTCAGTCTGTTCCGGTTCCGGTTCTTCAATTTTGATCGGGTTGCCCTTCTTATCGACAAAAACAGCATCGCCTTTTTTCACAGCCTTTTCGGCCAGATCGTCAGGAAGGCCAAATACCTCACCAGAATTGAACGGGGGCATGGGCTTAATCGCTTTAACTGGCTTCATGCATCACCCCCACCTAGATAGGGTAGGTGCGAGCGCCAGAAAGCACCGCAACCCCTGCAAGCGCAACCGTATCGGTGTCGGCTGCGGAAAGCGTCGGCGTTACTTGCACGCGGATGTAGCGATTTGCCGGACCAAGGTCGATGTTCAGCTCTATCTCCCCGGTCTCAGTTGATCCGCCTGTATCTCCTGTTGCAACAACTGCGGCGGCGTATGCATCACCGAAGTCTGATGCCCCTGTACCGTCCGATGCAGTGGCATCCTGAATGTTAGCGGCCAGTATCAGCGTTGCGCCCTGTGCGAGTGTGGCGCTGTACGGTACCACTACCGTCACACTATTGCGGTCGTCGCGGTCAATCCATGCGCCGTCTTGTTCCGTACCGTCGCCTGCAGCTCCTGCAGTGACTACGTTCGGGATAAGGGCAAACTTGCCCTCGACGATGGAGCCGATATCATGTTGTGTAGAGTAGTTCATCTCTTCTCCTTCCAATCACTGAGACGCTTACGCGCCCCAGGTTACTCCGGTAAGAACCGCGACAGCCTCGTCGTACTGCATGCCCATATCGTGTTCACCGATCAGGCGAACAACGCTCTCATCCTGCTGCACTGCGTAGACCGTGTTGGAACCGTCCGTGTACGTCGCACCGTCGAATGTGTCGAGGGTGTAGTCGTAGGTATCGCCGATCAGGACGTAGCCCATGTCTACCAGGTAGACCTCAGTTTCGTTCGTACCGCCTCCGAGCGTGGTCGGGATCTGATTGGACACGCGGATCGGGTGGCCTTTCAGAGTGTTCGTCTCGTCGATGGACGGGTAAACCTTCTGGCCGTTGTCCTTGAGATTTGACAGATATTCACGCACGCGCAGCGGCATGATCCACGTCGGACGTACCGGTAGGACGTTTTGACCGTAGATTGCTGTTACCATACGACTGATGTCGGTCTGCACGGTAGTGGCTGACACGGAGCCTGTCATCGTCAGCACGTTCGCTGTCGGGGCGATGTAGCGGAAACCCTTCGGTGTATTCGCAGTTCCGAGGCCCCGGATAAACGCCAGGTCTTCGCGGGCCGCCGCATCGCGCATCATCTGGTTTCCGATCATTTCAAACGACATCGTATCGGCCCGGCGAATCAGCGAGTTGCTGAACGGCACAGTGGTGATCAGTTTTTTAGCTGTCAGCTGGATGATACCAGTTGTCGGCCGGCTGGTACTACCCGCTTCGTTTTCGCCGATGTACTGCGCCGTTGAACCCTGCGTAAGTTTGCGCTGCGTATAGGAGCCTGACGGCATCGGGACCATCTGCGGGTTGGAACCGCGAACGACCGCCGCGGCCGTAAGCGCCGGGATGATGTCTTCGCCCATGTCTCCCTGAATGAACGCGCCGCCGTAAGTAAACTCGGTAGAGTTCATCGCCGTCGGGGTCTTCGCGTAGAAAATGCCTTTCTGGAAGTCGTTAAAGTTCTCTTTAACGTACTGTTTGACCGGCAGGCCCATGTGCTTCGCCATCGTTACGGCGTGGATCATAGAACCCATCTTAAAGCGCTTTACCTGGTCCTGTGTCGGTCCGGATACGCTTACCTGCGGTGTAGTGATCGGAGGAGTTCCCCCGCCCTTGAGAGCGTCCTTGATGGCGGATGTAACCTCGCCGCGGATCGCGTCTTTCTGTTCTTGTGTCAGCATCGTCTCTCCTTTTTAATCGAGTTTGCCTGTGATTTCTTTCAGGACCTCAACGGTCACCTCTTTGACATAAGCCGCGATTTCATCGTCGGAGGACTTCTGGGGTTTTGCCCCGGCCACCGCCTTCAGAGTTTCGACCTCAGTCCGAAGTGCCTTGAGCTCCTTCATCACCGCTGTCTCCTGTGATTTTACCACAAGTCCGGTTTCAAAGTCGAACTCCTCCCCCTCCTCGAGCATTCTGAACTCCGGGGCCTCACGATCGAAGTCGGAATAGTGGCGGGACAGGTGATCGTAGACTCCCTGGCGGTCAGACTCCGGAATTTGAACGCCGCCGCGTGCTCCGAGCAGTGCACCCATGGCTCCAGTGACGCCGCGCCATACAAGAGTGTGTTCGCCGTCGGCTTTGTGGTGAGGCAGTTTATAGCCCTGCTTGACGTCTTCGGCCTCTTCGTCCACCCATGCGCACATGACCTTCAGGTCCTCTACTTCTGCCGCCGCCACTTCAGCAGGACCGTCCCACTCTTCGCCCTCCGGCGCTTTCGGAGTTCCGTCAGGATGAGCGTCGTCATATGAGATAGCAGCTTTTTTCACGTCGCCTTCCGCATTCTGATTCTGCTCCGGCTCTGCCCCTTCCTGCATCTCTTCTTCAATGTCAGCTTTCAGCGAGTCGGCAAAAGCTGCCGCGGCGTCGGCGATGTTCATTGCCAGAGATTCTGGGTCGATTTCGTTGTTTCTGACCGCCTCCATGTTGTCCCAGATCGTGTTGTCAAGGACGCGGTACGCTTCCCAGAATGCATCTGACAGTTCCATGTCGCGCATCGTCTCCGCGAATGTCAGCGCTTTGAATTTCTTGCTCATCTTTTCTCCTTTCGGTTGTGTGATCGTGCATCCTGCCCCGGTGCACACCTTATATGCCTGTTCGAGATTGCTCTTAGGAATAAGCAGCCCGTCCGTTTCTTCCCATGTATCTAGGGCGAGCTCCATCCAGTCGCGCATGGCCTTCACGGAACGCGTGTCGAGCTTCGCCTTTGCCTCGATGAGTGCCTGCGGATTTGCAGGGACCGGGACGATAGAGTTTTCCAGGAGCTCCTGCCGGTGAAAGTCGATTCCGCTTCCGTCGCTCCGTTCTGTCCACTCGATCGGGCTGAACCCGACTGAGAACGCATTTAGATACCCGAGCTCCAGCATCTTTCCGACCGTGTAGCCGAACTCGTACACCTCGCGCGGGGTGAAGTCGAGATGCTGCTGATGGAGCTTCTCGGCCCGGACGAACACGTCGGCAGACCGCGCAACAGGGAGTTCGTGCGATTTATGGGCGAACAGGATAACGGGGTTCGCCTTGTAGTTGTCGAGGTCCCACCCGTCGGCCCTGATCGTGTCGCCGTCTCGGTCGAGAGAGGATGTGCTGATTACTGCCGACATTTTCGTCGTGTCGCCGACGATCTCCTTGACGATCTGCGCGGTAACGCCTTTTCGCAGGTCGCCGCCTCCGTTTTTGAGGAACTGGTCCCTGCCGATGTACTGCCTCATTCACTCTCCTTTGCTTTGATATAGGCTGGGTAGTACGCACCATCCCATTTCGTTGGTCCGTCTGGAAACGCCTTGTTAATTATAACAGGTCCGACGAAATAGTCCCAGTGCCCTCCGCATGCATCGATAGCCAACTTTTCGGACGTGAACACTCCGACAAGCTCCCATGCGTCCTCGTGCCTATTATGCAGCGACTTCCCTACGACCCATACAGTGCCACTTCTCATAATCTCTCTGCTCCTCGCTCTTCCCCAAAATGGAATAGGCATCACACCGCTCCTTTCAGGGCCTCGATTGCCCTTGCTTTCTGTGCTTCAAACGCCGCCTTAACGACCTTGGCGGTCTGTGTTTCGATCGGCCTGCGGTCCGCCTCTGCCGCTTTCCAGATTCCCTTCCTTACTGTAGCGTCGGCACCGCGTGTCCCTGTAGATACCGGGATGACAGTGCACCGGCAGTTGATATCATCTTCGGCATCGCCGAACGCCCCAGGATGTACTGCAAACGCGCCAGTTATCGGGCTTGTGAACTGACCGTTCGTCGGGATTGTAACGCCGTCTAGAAGCATGTGGGCCTCCCTCACGCGATCGTCACGCGACGACAGCCACATCTTTTCGCCGATGCCCGCCTGCCGCATAGCCTCCATCGATCCGAAGTTCGACGATCTAACCGTTTCTGTCCTGGCTATCGTGATCGCCCTGCGGCGCGATGCGTCGTCGAACACGCTCTGCACCCGGTCCGCTATAGCCTCTATGTTCTCACCGGCCTCGAACCCTTCGACGAGCTGTGCCCGCAGAGAATCGCGCGTCGTCTTGTCAATGATCCCGGTAACGCGGCTTGCTGTCTCAGCGTTGGCATAGTGCACTACCTCCGGCGACTCTTCGATAAAGTCGTCAGGAGACAGGTCTGCGAGCGACATCGTGCGACGTCCAAAAACGCTGATAGATCGATATGCGCTCTGCTCAAGTACGGAAGCCATCTCCGGACCTGTAACTGCCTGGAGGACGTTTTCGATGATGTGTGACTGGTCGAGCTCTTTTGTCCGCTTGATCAGCCTCTTCACACTCTTCGCCGGAAGGGGGGCGATGGTAAACGGTGCCCACCGTTCATCACCCCATGGCTCAGGCTCGAACCCTGCTAGCTGCCGGACCTCATTGTCGCTGAACGACTGCGGCCGCGCCTGCATGACGAGCAGTCTGAAGTCGCGGTCTTCCTTGACCGGGGAGACGAAATCAACGATTATCCTGTCGTCGAAGTCTGGCGCCAGCTGCTCCTGGAAAACGTTGCGCAGGAATTCGAGGCGAGGGAGCAAGACATTCGTTGTAAAGATGTGGTCTGCGGCCTCTATAGTGGAGCGATTCGAATTTTCGATAATCCCTAGCTTCTCCGGCGGAATGCGCAGCGTGTTTCGGATCATGTCCTGCTCAAACTTCCTGAGATCGACCATTTTCAGCTGGTCGAGGCTGTACCCAATCTTCTCAACCTTCGCGTCCCACGATGCGAAGAACGGGGCGAACTTCTTCCCGAATCCGCGCAGCTTGGACATCCATTTATTTTCAACCCTCTTGATATCCTCAGGGCTTGCCCCTGCCGCTGTGACAAGGATCGGAGGGGTAGCATCGTTGTAGAAAAACTCTTTCAGGAACTTAGCAGCGTACTCGTCTGTGTCGATCTCGTCAGCGATGGCACGCCCCACCCCTGTTCCGCGCCCGTATGGGTCGGCGGGATTCGGCTTCTTTGCCCACACGACCTCAGACATCGGAATCTCTTTTTCGGAAGAGTCGATTCTGAATTTGAAGCTGTCCTGGGAAGGTCCTGGGATATCGATCACCCACGATGGGGGGATAGGCCAAAGCGCGATAGGAGTTCCCATCCCATTGCGCTGCTTTATAAGATACCCCTCCCCAACCGCGTCAATGTGGAGCTGGAACACCTGCATGGCGGCATGACCTACTAGGTAACGGTTCGGATTATCAAGCAGGTCGTACATGGGGTGGGTGTCCTGCAGTAGCTCCCCGGATGCCTGCTTGATCATTTTCAGGCGCCGCGCATGATCCTTTCCGCGCTGGATGTCTTTCGGCCTATAGAATTTCCCGCGCTCGTTCTGCACCCCGTAGAGTTGCCATTCTGACGATGCCACGGATTCCGAAATTAGCGACAGGGCCGAGTAATACATCGGCGTATTTGCGTACGCCTCCAGATTTTCCATCGTCCCCTGCTCAGGGGGACGTCGTTTCGTTCCTGTCCGCGAATTGTGCAGGATCTCGATCATATTCTGTCCCTCCAAAAAAGTGCTGTTCTTACCGTAACTGTAGTTGTTGATGTGTTCCTCGCGATAAGAGCGAATACGTCGCCCCTTGCCCCCACGAGTCCGGCGGCCATGGCGTCGAAATTTCCGGGAGCGGTTGCAGACACATTTCCCTGAGATGCGAAATGTACCGGACCGTATGCCCTCATCATTCCTGTGCTCTGATTAATCGTTGTGTTGATGCTGTATTCTATCGGGGACTCTGTCGCTTCTACCGGTGCGAAATCTCCCTCTACGGTAATAGTAGGGTTTGCCAGTATCTCAAATTCGACTGTCCCGGATCCAAGCGCCGGGGCATCAACATAAAACAGGTAGTTTATGAGCTCTGAAATAGTGCAGTTTGGCGCTCCTTTGAACGTGTCTGGGATCCTGAAAACCACGATTGTTTCCGTGGCCCCTCCTGCTACCGATACGCCAGTTCTCTTGTATCCGTGTGGGCGCGCGTTCACGGCTGTATCGTGCCCGACAAACCCGCCCGAAAATGCCCTCGTTGAAATTGATATCCCAGGGCCTCTTACCTCAAACATGATGGGTACGGACGGATTGCCTACCGGGACATCTGGAGACCCGTTCTCCTGCCTGATCGTGTGAAACGGTATCCACCCTACATTCGTCAAAACCCAGAATGTGGCCGGGGCCGCAGCCATATCGCCGTAGGTGACGCAGAACAGGTTATTATTTCCTGGGATGAGGGAGAAGTCGAGATACGGATCGTCGGAGATTATCTTGTAGTCCATGCCGTCCTCGTAGATTAGTTCGTCGGCGCCATCTTTTCGCCTACCAACCACGAAGTCTCCATCGTGGAACCCGACGAAAAACCCTCCATCGTAGCATAGCGGACCGGCATACGCAGATCCTGAGCCGTAGTTTTGCCACGAAGCGGAAAAAAGCGCATACGCCATATGGCCTGCAGGGTATCGCAGGGGGAGACGAGACACCATTCTCGCAGGGTCCGTGTCGCTGCCTGACGAGAGCACCGCTTTTCCTCCAGCATGTGATAGGTCGCTGGTCGTATTGGCATCGTAAATCACGTCGTATGCTGATATTCCGAACTGAAAAGATACGATAATTTCATCTGTTCGTTGACCTGAAACAAGATCTCCAAACATGCTAACAAACGGGAAATTGCCCGCACGATCGGAGTGGTTTGGTATCGTAGCAATGTTGGGATTAAACTGACCGGCTCCAGGCATGCACTTCCTTTCGATACTGCTAGTATAGCATTTTTTGAATTATCGAAACGCGAGCGCAAAACCACTTCGTTGATGGGGTGGAGCATCAACTTCTTCTGCGCCGGCGTGAGGCGGTGCGTTTTCTTCGGTGTGACATCTACACCTCCTTCAGTGGAACCGTCTGCCCGCGAAGCTCGTGCGAGCAGTCGTCCAGGTATCTGACATCGCCGTCGTTGATGAACGAATGGCTGCGGTACAGCGTGTCGCCATACATTGTCGGTCCCAGGAGGACGCTCGGTTTCAGTGTCGGCTTCTCGGTGTCACCGTTCCATGACCAGTTTTGCGTCCCGCTCCTGCTTCCGTGCAGTTGCACCGGGAGCAGCGTGGGGATGTTGCCCGGATGGTTATTTCATTTGGATTGCTTTTGGCCTCATAGCCCGCACTCCGCTTCCATTCGTTTCAAGTTTGCCATCGTTTCAGCTTTGCGTTTCATCCCGGAAAGCTTTGATTCTTTCTTGCCTGCGCCAATTGCTTCGTTCACAGCTCCGATAATATAGTCAGATACTTCGTGGGAGCTCATCTCGACGTCGAGGCTTGTCGAATGGTCTGCTGACCGCTCCAGCGCATCAATCTTCTTTTGAGTGATATTTGCGAATCGTTTCAGTTCTTCAGGCGCAGCTGCATATAGGTTTGCCGTCGTCCTGATAGCCTCGATTGAGATGTTCTTCGCTGCGAAATGGTCTATTGCACGCTTCCATGCCCTGTCTGCTATCATGATGGCGCCGTGGAGCTCTTTGTAATTTGTACGGCTCCGGGAGGACATCATTTTGCGAATGTCGGCGCGGATCTGGTTAATGGCTTTTGTTTGTTCTTTGTGGGAATATTCATTCAGAATGCTTCCCATCACTGAACCGTAAATGATGGCTTTTTGCATAGGAGAGATGCTACACATCACATTCCCCATCTGCGATCATGTCGGCAAGCTTCTCCGCCTCTTCCAGTTGCGTCAGCTTCTTCGATCCTTTGAACTCTCCGGATTTCCACACTTTGATGCAGTACAGGCCGCTTTCTTCCTCTTCAGCGACACTTACGATGATATCGCCTTCTTCTCGTTTATATAGTGTCATTGATTCTCCTTGATTTTTTCGACGAGATGGTCGTACATGCGCTTCCTCCAGTTGTCGGCGTCGCGCTTCTGCCAGTCCTGGAGCGTGCTCAGCGGAACGCCGAAGCGCTCCTTGATTTTTAGGTGTAGTTTGTGGTCAGTCATTTCCGCCGCCGTTGCCGTAGCCGTCGCCGTTGCCGTAGCCTTTGCCGTCGCCATAGCCATAGCCGTTGCCGCTGCCGTTGCCGTTGCCGTTGCCGTAGCCGTCGCCGTTGCCGTAGCCGTTGCCGTTGCCGTAGCCGTAGCCGTCGCCGTTGCCGTTGCCGTTGCCGTAGCCGTAGCCGTTGCCGTCTCCGTTGCCGTTGCCGTTGCCGTAGCCGTAGCCGTTGCCGTCTCCGTTGCCGTTGCCGTTGCCGTAGCCGTAGCCGCTGTCGCCGTTTTCTATTGGTTTACTGAGCTTTGACATTTGGGGCACTTTCAAGTGACTTGATTGCAGTTTCTGAACACGGCAAAATCTCAATAGCTTCCAGCCAGATCTCAGGAACAGCTTCTACAATTTTTGATTTTTCGTTCTTAACTCCGTAAAGAGCAACCCCACTAAGGCTAATGGACTCAGCCGCCCACCACTGGTACATGCGGCGTCCGTTTTTTAGAATAACTTCTTTCCCAGCTTTTTGCGCGAGCTCTCCGAACCATACACCGGCAGAGTATGTCCGAATGATAACTTTTTTGCCAATCATGGAGCAGAGCCCGTTATCATTTGAAGTTTGTGTATTGCCAAACATAGCGGCCAGTTCCTTAGCTTGTCCAATCGTAAGATCGTTAATGTTCATCTTCTATCCTTTTCTCTCTTGGTATGTCATATTATAACCGTATTTCGGTTAACATGTCAAGTGTATTTCGTTTAAATTTCAGAATTTGCTAGCTTTTAGAAGACATCAAAAACCGACCGCTTGCTGGTCAACGTAACGAAGGCATCCCCGGCCGCATCGATCTGATCGTCAACCTCCAATCCTCCACCACCCGTGAATGCATGGGCCTCGTCGATGAATGCATCGTTCCACAATCCCCTGACAATCCGCACGAGATCGTTTTCTACGGCTGAAGCGAACGGCATCGCCCGCACCAGCTTCGCTCCGGATGGTACACGGAAATTCGTGATAAACCCTGCCATGTTTGCGGCGAAGTCTTCACGCTGAGCCTTCCCTGCCTGGCCTGGGTCCTGAGGAATAAATACCTCGACATCACGGCCGTCCTGTTCTGCGTGATCCCTGATTGACTTTTTCACCTCCCCGGGGGAAACGCGGAACCTCGACACGTGCAGGACGTAGTATAGGCCGTCTGATCCGAGACCGATCTTCACCCCAGCTGTCCAGTCTCCTCCCCCTGCGGTAGCGGCAAGGTCCCAACCCCTGCATGCTCGTACAAGCTCAGGCGCATAATCTACAACGACCATTTTGGAGCGGTCAAACACGGCCCCTGCCGTCTCCCGTACTTTCCAGTTGCCGCCATACAACCGATCGCGCTCCACCTTGGTAAGGGCCATCAGGTTCGCTTTATACCCGGGATCTTTCTCCATCAGGATCTTGTTGTCCTCAAGGCGAGCCGGAATGAATGTGATGCTCTTCGGCTCCGTTCCCTCTTCCATCTCGTCGCCGTGCAGCTTCAGCAGCCCGACTACCTCATCGCGCGTGCTGCCCCAGATAATCTCGCCGCTAATCCTAGTGAACCACCTGATTACACCTGATCGCTCCATGATAGGATATCCGTCGTCCCCGATCCACCAGTCTATCAGTTTTGCGACCCAGCTATCCGGATCTGGGTTCGTCGATGCCCTGACGTATGGCCTTACCCCGCATGTAGACCGGTTGCGGGACAGCATGTACCAGAACTGCTTTTCGGAAAAGTGCGTGAGCTCGTCGAAACACAGCAGCGGTATCTGACTCCCCTGCCATCCGTGTACGTGTTTATCGTGCTGCAGGTGTCGGAACGATACTTTCGCCCCGCTCACAAACGTCCATTCGTGATGAGGCGTCTGCCGTGGTTCAGCCCCCAGCTGCGAATACAACTCCTCCGACGTATCCCACAGTCCGCCCTCGTTTGTGATCTGGGTTGACTCCCGGCGGAATACTACGGCCCCGAAATTCGCGTTTGATATGTGGCGCAGCGGCTCCATCAGGAGTGCAAAAGTTTTCCCCCCGCCGGCACTACCTCCGTATATTGCAATGTCGGCGGGAGTAGATAGAAACTTCTCTTGCGGTCCGGCCTGGGGCTTTATTATCTTCTGCTTCAGGTCTGGGTTCGAAGACATATCAGTCGTCTCTACCATTCTCTGGAATGTAGAACGTGACCGATCTGCTGCCTTCTCCGTCGTTGTTTTGCTGTACGTTAACCTGCGTCGCGGCCTCTTTGCCCTTTAGGACCTCCTTGCCACGGTATACCGCATCCATAGCATCTTTGTAATCGCCAGGCCCCATGCCGACTTCTTCAAAATTCTGAATCCCCATGCCAACATTCACCTTTTCGAGCTTCGTCCCCTTCTCTACGATGGTTTCAATCTTCTGCATAGCCTTGATCACAATGCGCCCGGCTCGTATATCGAAGTCAGTTTCAGTTGCTATGCGATCGTATAGCGATGGGAGTATTTCGGGGTTTTTTGCCTCAACTGCCCCTAAATGCCCCGAAACTGCCCCGAAACCCTGCATTACGGCTCTCGCGTCCTCCGATACGGTTAGTTTCTGGTCACGTATCCGATTGTCTAACGTATTTCTGGGGACCCGGTATCTTCTGCGGATCTCGTCCTTCGGAACCCCTGCCTTAAAATCTGCTTCGATTTTGTCCCAGTCGTACTTACTTGGTCTTGCCATCAAATAGCCCCTCAGTGATAAACTTTCCAAAATCACCTATATTTCGATTACACGTCATTTTACATCCAAACCTATACCTGACATCGTTTTTTAATATATCGTTCGTTTTTGGACCATCAGCGTTATCGAGAGCGCGCATAACGCTTCTGTCTTTCGAGCACATAGAAGTATCTCTTCACTGATGATAGCACGATAAAGAATCCTGAGCTGATCAAAACGAAAATGGTGATGATGCTTTGAATTCCGAAAATCGATGCCATTATCGCAATTATCTCGGCGGACGCGACCATCTCCATCGTCAGGAACATGGTCGGCACCATCAGCCCCCTGTTTCTCCTGCGTTCGTATCGTCTCATGCGTTCTCCTTCACTTTTTTTGATTCCGCCAGCATCGATACCACCGCCATGTCTTTTTTCGGCTGCGGGTTAAGCGCATGAACGGTCCTGACGTTCGGCAGGCGGTACCCTGCGCCGACCGTGCGCACCTCCTGAACAAATCCGTTCGACCTCTCATGCATTCCTACCAGGTGCTCCGGGTGTCGTTCCCTCCTGGCATAGACCCCGTACAGCCTAGGAATTTCTTTCTTCGCAAACTTCCAGTCGTTGAGGTCCATTCTGCATACTGCTATCCATCCGCCGAGGTGATCGACGATGCTGTTTACGACTGGGTCGTCGAACGATACGCTGGAGTAGACTCCGTGCCGGCTAACCGCGTTCTCAATGTCGATAACGGCAAGCGTTGCGATTGCTTCGAGGTCAGGTCGAATAAATTCCATGATCTCGGCAGGCTTCGGCATTGCTGGTGACTGTCTCGTTGCCAGTAACGACAAAATTGCGGCCTTGAAGTCGTCGTCGCTCATGTGCTTCAGAATCATCCAATAGCCGTTGAGCAGAAGCTTCTTTGCTTCACGATTGTAAATCTCGCACATCATGAACATCATCTCGTCAAAAAGAGATTTCGTAAGCATTTTCTTCCTCCGTGTATGGTTTTCCAGTCATCGGGTTCGTCGGCTCCCACTCCTTGATTGTCTTAGCATTACGGTATTCCCTGCTGTTCATCATCTTCGCTTCCATCGTGTCGAACTTCTCCCTGAGCTTCTTTCCGCTCAGGATGTTAGGTATCCAGAACTCTCCGTCCTTCGTAGTGTATATCCACTCGATGCAGCCGAAGAGCTCCTGCTTCGTTCTGCCGTCAATACGCAGTGATTTCCCGATATCGTTCACCCATCCATCGAATGCTTTGTCGGACGGCTTCTTGAAATTCGGCTTGTGATTCACAATTCTTCCGAGGAGATGGTAGGCTACCTCTTTCGCTTCGTCGAGCTCGCCAGAGTCGCGACATGTATTATCTTCCCCTTCCTTTTCCCTTCCCTTCCCTTCCCTTTCCCCTTGTGCAGGAACGTGACGCGTCTGGCACGCGTCGTCCACGCGTTGATCATTCTCCGTATTTTCGGGCTCTTCTGTCTCTGAATCCTCGTAAGGTGGGAGTTCTGACTCTTTTTCCCTGTTGTTGATGACCTGGTGGGTCGTGAATGTCGGTATGAACCCGAAATGCTCCCCATCTTTGGTGTACTTCACGATAAAGCCACGCGTGGCTAACGCGTCAAGCACGCGTGAAAAGTCGATATCGTCATATGGGAGCACGTCGAGCTTCAGCTGCCGCGGGCGCCACTTGAATCTACCATCTCGATCGGCTACCGTGAAGAGTCCGATGAACGCCAGGCGCAGCGGTAGACCACTAACGCGCTCGGCTTCAAAGAGCTCTTCGTGCCTGAATAGGTCAGGCTTTACCGTTCTGATCCGTGCCACTACACCAGCTCCAATCTCAAAAGCTCTTTCGCAATCGTCACCTGATGTGCGAGTTCAGGATCGTGCTCTTTTGATGTTCTAAGTTGATGTACGGCTTTGTTAACTAGCACGTTGAGGTCATAGCGTGAGGAACCGTTAGACAAAATTGCCTTTTTTGCTTTCGCTTCAAATGATTTTGCGGTGAGTTTCAAGCTAATCCTTTGTTTGAATTAGCCAAAAAGAAGGGATTCCCGGCCCAACTTTAAGGCTTAATAGGCAGCTCGTAGCGGGGCCGGGATGGCGCATCGGAGCTGCTTATTAAGACTTAATGCCCAGCGGTCGGCACTGCCGGGCGAGATTACGATTATATCATGTTTCCTGCGAATGTTGCATATACGTGTGCTCTTCGGCAGGGATCGGCCGCCTGTTGATCGCCAGCATCCCCCTGAACTCAAAAGCACGTGGCTGCAGTCTGAGCCGGAAGCAGTATTCAATCAACCACCCCATCGCCTTTTCCTTGTAGAGCGGGCAGAATAGGTTCTGCATTGTCGCCATGCCTCCAAGCTCGAACATAAGGTCTACGTACGCCTGCGGCAGCTTCTGGCCCACTGCGACGATATCCATGACGATATCGGCTTCGACGGATGCGACGCGCATGATGCTTGTGAAGGCAGCCTCGAAGACGGCCTTCTCTTTCTGTGTCAGGACTCTCATGTCACCATCCAGCCTCATTCTCGATCAGCATCTTAGCCAGGTCGAACGTGTTCGCGCTTCCGATCTCCTCGCCCATGTAATACGCGACGAATAGGTCGTCCGCTTCCTTGACAATCCAGCCACCTAGGCCTTCCCATTCACGGTTGATGTATCCGCCATTCTGTGGGTGATTGCTGTAGCCGACTTGCTCGGTGTCATCGTGTTCGTAAATTTCCGGGTAGCCCATATGGCTTTTCTCACTTTCATGCAAATTGTTGCGGCCAGCGCTATCAGCGCCGGCAGGTCGAGTCTAAAATAGACTTGGCTGAACATATTTTTTTTCGTAACGTTTTTCGGCCTCTTTCATATTAATTATAGCTTGCTTAAAGTAGCTATCTTTCAATTCAATACCAATAGCTTTACGTCCCATCGATACCGGGCTGAATACTTCGCTTCCAACACCCATGAACGGAGTGAATACAACCTCATCAGGGTTACTATACAGCTCGACGATACGGTCGATAACGTCAAGTTGCAACGGATGAACATGCTTTTCATCGTCCTCTTCTTTTGCGTCTCTGAATGGAAGTACATTGTCTATACGGATATCATCCCATACGGCAGAGGCATACCGTTGCCAAATGTAGTGGTTCAGTTTCGTGATTTTCTCATCATCGTTTGTTTTATTAAGATGATCCCAAAGCTCATCCGCATTGAAGTCCGTACCATTTGCATTATTCCATGCGCGTAGAATGTTTGGTAGGATAGGGATTTCTCCTGCGTATTCATTGATACCGAATGGGTGCGTTACAGGAACTTCATTTTCTCCTTTGCGCGTAAAAATAAGCATATAGTCAGGCATTGCGGTAAAGCATTTCGTGCTGTCCTCAACAATGAATTTATGCATTAGGCTTTGGACCATAGTTCGCATTCTGACTTTCAGCGGCTCTTTCCAAATGGTAATACGATTACGATATTCAAAACCGTATTTTTCGTGCAGTTTTATTATCTCGTGAGGAAAGTCCCAAAGGCGGCAAGTATTATCAAAAACATCTGTGCAATGAACTGCATTGATGCGCCCAGGCTTTGTAATCCTTGCCATTTCTTTGATGAGAAATTCGTATTGTTCCAAAAACTGTTCTTTGCTTTCGCAGTTTGAAAAGTCTCTCGGATCAGAACTGTAATTGTAAAGCCCGGCAAATGGGGGAGAGTACACTGATAGATCAATGATTCTATCTTCCAATTGCGTGATAACGTTCATGCAATCATCATTATAAATTGCATATCTATCCGTCAGAACTTGATTTTTCACTTTTGTCATTTTCATTTCCTTAGAATTTTGGCAATTCGATCTTTTTAAGATCGGAATTTTTTGTTTCTATATATTCACAATTCACATTTTTAACAAGATTTGCGTATAGTTCCTGTGCCTTTTGTGTTTTCTCTTGCAGGGCTTTCATCACCCTTGTTTGCCCTTCCGAAATAACAAGATCAATCGTCACGTCTTTTGTCTGACCGAAACGCCAAAAGCGTCTTACTGCTTGATAGTATTGTTCGTAACTCCATGTCGGAAAAAATACGGAGTGGTTGCAGTGTTGCCAATTCAGGCCCATCCCTGTCATCTTTGCCTTTGTGATGATTCTTTTAATATCCCCATGAGCGAATGCTCGTAATGTTTCCTCCTTCTGCTCTATGCTTTGGCTGCCAATGATTTCTACCGCATCGCAATCCATTTCTTTGAGCAATGAACTTTCATTGTTTGTATTACACCAGTATACGGACGTCTTTCCGCTTGCAAGTGAAACAGCTTCTTCGCATCTTTCCTTTTCGGTCTGCTTCTGTTCTTCCCGTATTTCAGGCATTGTTTTTGCTTCCGTAATAAATAATTTTCCATTACCGAAAAGCGAATTGTTTTTTACCACATGGCTATTAGTAATAAGTTCAGGCAAAGCATATCTTTCGTCTGAAAAGCCAATATCAGAAGGTTTTTTGATCATCATTGACCATGTATTAACCCATTGGAAAAATGCTTGTTCCGCATGCGGTTTGAGATAGAATTTTTCACCGATGTTACGGTTATTATTATCAACGCTATTCTGGTTATTTCGGAAAAACTTTGTCAGCATATCCGTGTATCCCATATACCCCAATGCCTCGCTACTCGTACCTAATTCGATAAAATCATTAGGCGAAGGTGTAGCGGTTGCAAGATATCGATATGGAACTTTTTTGATAAACGATGTAATCTTATTTTTGATTTGCCCATTGAAGTTTTTCAAAATTGAACTTTCGTCCAGAATAACACATTGAAAGTCTTTACTATCAAAATGATGCAAACGCTCATAATTACAAATGACAATCTTTTTTGAATGCTTTCCATCTTTGGAATATTCAATATCATCTACACCTATTTTTTCTGCTTCGTCGATAAATTGAAAAGCAACTGCAAGAGGTGTCAAAATAAGAACCTTCCCATTTGTTTTCTGAATCATGTTTTGAGCGATTGAAATTTGAATAAGTGTTTTTCCAAGTCCTGTATCTGCAAATATGCCCATGCGACCTTTTCTGACTGCATTATCTATGATATGCTGTTGAAAATCAAAAGAGCAATCCGGGATAAAAACGGGGCTAAATCCGAATTCAGCACTTTCGTGCCTTTTTCTTTGTATGAATTCATCATAAGTCATAATCAACCTCCCAATAATCAAAAGTCAACCCGCGCTCTTTCATAGTCATGCGGATCTTCTCCATAGCGGACTTTTCGATCTGCTTAACTCTTGTCGCGGTAATGCCGAGAACTTTACCTATTTCTGCAAATGTCATTACCACTCCTTCGGATATCGAAGCTCTTCAAGGTCGCTTGCAAGAAAGCCCCACTCCCCACTTTTGTCGGGGGCTTCCAAAACAACAACATGGCCGTAAATGCTCAATACTTTACAGCAGTGGCCGACAAGTGCACTGGCTTCAGGAGGAGCTAAGCGTGAGCATGTGGTTACGAATACTTCTTCCCCTGGTTTTACGTCTTTGAGTTTCATTGCTGCTCCTCAGCTTTGATAATATTAACCAAGTCGGAACCGGTGGCTCATAATTCTCACCTGGTGCCGCTCGATGATGATCTCCATGATTTCGGAGGCTTTTATTGGCTGCCGAGTCATTCGCATTTTCCTAAGTGATTGATACACCCAAGGTCTAGGCCCAGGGTGTTGTAGGCGTATTTTTTTTGATGTTTTTCAATGCTGACCGGCGTTCCGCTTTGATGCCAAAAAACAACTTTTTTCCCAGACGCATCACTGACCGCATCTTCGAGCTCTTTGATGCGCTGCACGCGCTCGGCGTCGAGAAGGCCAATCTCGCCGACGTTGGCGTTGATGCATGGGTAGCATCCTACGCGGGAGAAGCCCATGTAGTAGAGCGGGTTGAGCTTGACTCCTACCTGATCCGCGTAGGCGTAGACGTCATGCACCGACCAGTAGACAATCGGCTGGAACACGATGCAGCCAATACCGTTTTTGATGTTGGTTTTTGTAACATCTGACGCGCCGGAGAAAAAAGAAAATTTCCAGCGCTGCTCACCGCTTCGTTTCGCACTCTCATCCCTTCTAACCCCTGTCACATTTACAACCGTGTAACCTTTGGCAAACCAGCTTTTTATAAACGCCTGAGATGGAAGTAGTTTCAGTTTTTGGGTACAGAAACGCTTTACCCGGTTCGGGATCATTTTCTTTTTGATGCACATGTCCTCGAACCCGACGTATTGCTCGCTCTTGATCCGGCGAATCTTCTTGCCGAAAAACTCTTCGAGGTAGTCGAGATAGTCGTATGTCAGCGGATGTTCCCACCCGGTATCGGCGAAGTAGGGGACGATTTCACCCTTGTTTGCGTAGTGCTTCTCCATCCATGCCCATGTCACAGCCGAGTCCTTGCCGCCTGAAACGCTGACTAGATAGACGCGCTTCATGCTCTCACCGCCTCCTCACAAATTTCAAGCAGCTTTCGCTTTTGTGCGTCCCATGCTGCGTCCCATGCTGCGTCCGCTGCGCTCCGTGCTGCGCTCCGTGCTGCGCTCCATGCTGCGTCCGCTGCGCTCCGTGCTGCGCTCCGTGCTGCGCTCCATGCTGCGTCCGCTGCGCTCCATGCTGCGTCCCGTACTGCGGCCTGTGCTGCGTCCCGTACTGCGGCCTGTGCTGCGGCCTGTGCGTCATAGAGCTCCGCTTCGGTAGCGGCGCCGTCAGCGAACCTCTCCGCAACAGCCAGCGCTTCGAGGCTCCTTTTATCTGTCATGAGATGCTGCACCTGTCTTGCACACCAAACAGCGAAAAGTCTTATTTCGCGGTCGTGGCCTTCTACGGCCCTCAGGCACCAGGTAGCGTCTTGTACCCCGTTGGATTCAACGATGTGTGAGATTTTCAGTGGTTCGTCATCCGCTTTTGTCTTCCCGAGAGACCGAAGTAGGGTTTCCCAGCCTTCTTTGCATGGGGAGTGTTCTTTTATTTTGTTCAGTGTCGTTGTCATTTTTCCGTCTCCTCACATTCTTTAATCATGTTGTTAACTCTCTGAATTTCACGAACTCCCCACGCTGCAAGATGCTTCGACATGGTAGGAGACGAGCACTTGAAATGCTTCGCCAGTTTATTGATAGACATTCCCATATTATAGAACTTGATAATGTCTTCTCTCTTCTCTTCCAGATGTACCACAGATACCCCCTTTAATGTTCTGTTCTCAAATTGTACGATTTACAAAATAAATAATAGCTTAATCATTATGAAAAACTTATTTACTGTTTCGTGTAACTTTTAATATTTGTCTAAGGATTGTTGGCGTACAATGGTTTTACTGGTTGAGCAATCGGCCGGGTCCATCCAAGCAATGCGGAATACAGCGGGACACTGATCATCGGTCGCACGCAGAGATGAAACGGGGCGACGCGCATTGTTTTGGAATTGAAGAGAGGAAAAGCAATGATCTACACAGTCTATGAGCAAAACGGCTCAACAACTCAGACAACAAACAGGAAAGAGGCGCAGAGATTGTTCTGCAAAATCCATGCTGAAGGCGGTAAGGCCATGCTGGTTAGGAGATGAAATGTGCCATGCATCAAGAATAGTAACGGCCGCGATCAAGGGCGAATATCCGATCGGCCACGCGGAAAGAAACAGGGCTCACAACAAGCAGCCCAGAGAAGCGAAGGAAGAGTTGTCAGCCCTGATGAAAGAAGAGGGCTCAGAATCAAGCACAAGCTCTCCGACGTCACCAACGACCTCCTCTACCGAGGGGGGAGCTGGGAGTGGGACTACGAACCAGGAAGGTTGGAATGATGCAGTATATTGACTATGCAAAAGCAATGGGAGCGAATGAGGAGGTCGCCAGATTGGTTGTTACCCATCTGGGAAAAATCATGAAGAACTGTCTTAACTGCCTCAACAAATGGCTAGACAACATCGAACATAAACTGGCCGAACTGGCCGAAAGGATTTTGTGATGAACTGGATCGTAATAGCGGGTTGCATTGTTGGCGGAATGGCCATTGGCTGGGTTGCGGCTGACGTCTACCTCTACCGCACCCGTGAGAAGCGCTGGGACAAGGCCAGGCGCTGGTATAAAGGAGACGGAAGATGACGAATACAGAGTATCACGCGCATTCAGCGCTTGGAAGCAGCTTGGTAAAAACCCTGCTTAAAAACCCTTACGGCTATCTGCATCCGCAGGAGATATCTGGAGAGAACCTCGATATCGGCTCAGCGATCCACAAGCTGACCCTGGAGCCGCACGATTTTGAAAAAGAGTTTGCAGTTGCACCAGCTGTTGATCGTCGCACCAAGGCTGGTAAAGAGGCGTGGGCCGAATTCGTAGACGCTTCCGTCGGAAAGACAGTCCTGGCTGCAAAAGATTACGAAACCGCCAAGGGGGCAGCAGATTCCGTGCTGTCGCATCCAGAAGCGCAATTCTTGCTTTCCGATGGTGTCGCTGAATCGTCACACTTTGCGGATCTTGACGGGATCGCGTGCAAATGCAGACCGGACTACTACCGGGAGCGAGACGGCATCGTCGTCGATATTAAGAGCACAGAGGACGCCAGCCCTGACGGATTCGCCAAGGCCGTGGCAAACTTCGGATACTACATTCAGGATCCGTTCTACTGCGACGTCATGCGAGCGTCCGGGAAGCGGGTTTCTAGGTTCATTTTCATCGCAGTGGAAAAGAAGCCTCCGTACATGGTCGGAATCTACGAGCTTGATCATGTCGCACGGGATTTCGGGCGTGACGAATATCGCAGGGCGTTCCGCATCCTGCGCGAGATCGACAACTATAGGCGCCCTCTTTATGTTGACACGGCCAACGGTGACGTAGTGCAGACAATCGAGCTGCCAAGCTACGTGTTCTACAAGAAAAATGCATCAGCGTAAAAGGAGATTCTATGCAGAGCAGCATTACGGTATCTAATCCGTTTCAGCAAAACATGACCCCGGCACCAGCCGGCGGTGCGCTTGCCGCCAGCGACCAACATCGGCAAATTGCAGAAGTCCAGGCCGCCATGATCCTGGCGAAGTCAAACCCGCGCGATCAGGTGGCGGCGATGGACCGCATTCTCAACGCGTGCACCCGGCCGACTTTGGCTGAATCGGCACTCTATTCATACGCCAGGGGCGGTACTGAGATCACCGGGCCGTCAATCCGGCTGGCGGAGGCCGTCGCCCAGCAGTGGGGAAATATCCAGTTCGGAATGCGCGAGCTCGACCAGAGCGGCGGCGAATCGACGGTAATGGCATACGCATGGGACGTTGAGACGAACACTCGCAAGGAGATCGTCTTCCAGGTGCCACACGTTCGCCACACCCGTAAGGGCCGGAACAGGATCGAAGACCCCCGCGATGTCTACGAGATGGTTGCAAACAATGGCGCCCGTCGCCTCAGAGCCTGCATACTGTCCGTTATTCCAGGGGATGTAATCGAATCGGCGGTAAACCAGTGTGAGGTCACACTGACGGCCAACGCCGACACCTCGCCGGCAGCGATCCAGAAGATTGTTACGGCTTTTGAGGCTATTGGGGTTACAAAAAAACAGCTTGAGAAACGCATCCAGCGGCGCATCGATACGATCCGTCCGGCGCATGTGCTGTCACTTCGGAAAATCTACTCCTCGCTGCGTGACGGAATGAGCTCGGTTGAGGACTGGTTTGAAGAGTCGGACGACCTCAAGGAAGCACTCAACAACATGGGGAGTGTAAAAACTAATGAGCCTGAGCCCAAGGTAGACGAAAAGCTTGAAGCCCTCAAGACAGAAGCCGAAACGATCGGCGTGAAGTTCCGCTCCGACATCACCTATCACTCGCTGCTCAAAAAGATTGAGGACCGGAAGGCGGAGATTGGCAGGGAGCAGGCGGAGGCTAAAGCTAAAGCCGCAGAAGAAGATGGTGAGGTATGGCCGGAAGACGAGAATCCGCCAACGCACAACACGCTGACCGGCGAGGTAATTGACGACGGAGGGGCATCCGACCTGTTCGGGGGCCAGACGGGAAAGAGCTCGACCGCGACGAGTACGCCCGGGCAAAGGGTCGCAGCGTTTAACAACGAGGTGAGCTTGTCCGTGGCAAATGCTTATCCGAGGCTGATCCAGCTCGGGGTAAAGCGCCAGGACCTGAACCGGTTCGTAACGGAGATGGGGCTGACGGTCGAGAACATCGATGCATTCATGGGAGACCCTGCCGGTATCCAGGCAGCGATCGAGAACTTCTACGCATTCGGCGGAGAGGAGTAGGCCATGGGACTCGATTGTTCACACGATGCATGGCATGGCCCATACGGAAGTTTTATGGCATGGCGCAGGGAGATTGCATCCGCTGCTGGTCTCCCACCTCTTGATCTTATGGAAGGATTCTACAGCCCTCTTGTTAATCGCAGACCTGCTTTTGGAATCCCTACACTCTACTACGGGCCGGAAGACGAAATAGCTGGGCACACCTTAATCATGTTGGACAAGACCCTGCCTATCAAATGGGACTGCTTGAAGCCGTCAGCGCTTCATGAACTTCTCTATCACAGTGATTGTGAAGGGGAAATTCCACACGAAAACTGCGCGGCAATAGCCGGTGCTCTTGAAGAACTGCTTCCAATGCTCGTAGAGCCACACAAGAACAATACTGAGCAGTTTGTCAAAGGTCTTAGGTCTGCTGCAGAGGCTAAAGAAAATCTGCAGTTTCATTGATGGAGGTGTTACATGAAATCGGCGAAACTGAGTAGAGAGCTACCGGGCCATCGGCGTAAATACGGCAACCAGAAGGTAGAGATCGACGGCTACAACTTCGACTCTAAGAAGGAGGGCGGCCGGTATCTCGAGTTGAAGCTTCTGGCCCGTGCCAAGAAGATCACGAAGCTGATGCTGCAGCCGGTGTTCACCCTCCAGGACGCGTTCGTCGATCGCGAGGGCAAGACCCACAAGCGGATCACGTACCACGCTGACTTCAGCTACACCGACGACAGCGGCCACACAGTTGTCGAAGACGTGAAGTCCGAGGCCACTGCGAAGGACAAGGTCTACGTGATCAAGAAAAAACTCTTTCTCAAACGCTACCCGGAGTACGTGTTCCGGGAGGTGTGAGATGATCTCCAAAACGGAGGCCCTAATCCGGCTCGACGTTGACCCGTTCAAGTTCTGCAGGGCCTGTGAAGCTCTCGGGAATATCGATCCCGACGCCGAGGCCTACTCCAACCACGATCTCCTCATGATCAAGTATCAGATAGACGGGGGCACGGAACAGGAACCATGGGCGACGTCGTTCCACAACCCGGAAGACGAGATCCGCAGCGAAGAAGCGGCGAAGATCCTCGGGGTCACAATGGACACCTTCAGGGCGTACTGGGCGAAGCAGGTCAGGAAGTACGGGCGCGGGGTCTACTCGCGGAAGTCGGTCGAAGAGCTGGCGCGGAGCAAGGGGCCGCACACGAAGCTGGAGCCAGGCGCCCCGGTACGGGTGCATCGCATCCAGGTTGACAGGCGCGAAGACGGCGGGGCCTCGATCACGATATTCGTGGAGGGGAACCAGGTTGATGTAGTGCAGCGCATAGCCGCGGCGCTTACAAGTTGAAAGGTGGCACATGATGCAGACAATCAAGCTTAGCCAGCAAGGCAAGGAAGCCTACCTCGCAAAGCGAAAGACGATGACGCGGCGGCCTATGAAGCCGCAACCAATGGATGAAGACAGCGGGTATTTTACATGGGTATCAGAATACGGTCTTCTTATCCATTACTCATATGATGAATTATTCAAATTGATAGTTGAAGATGGGTATTCACCCTATGTAATAGGTGAGGAAGTTTCACTCACCGACGAAGATGGCAACGGGTTCGCCCGCGACCGCATCAAAAGTGTCCGTGCGGAGCGGTTGCAGGATATCAGCGAAGAGGATGCGATTGCGGAGGGGATTATCAAATCTGTCAAGAGTGCACCCACGTCTCGATCAAGGCATGTGATTGGATACGTTGTTGACCCTGAAAAAGATGGATATTTTTCATCACACAAAGACGCATTTGAAACCGCGGTATGGAGAAACCTGCCGTACAAACCACCGCTCGATTGGGACGGCAACCCGTGGGTGTGGGTGTATGAGTTTTACGGATATGGCGAGAGCACCTTGAAGGAAAACGCATGACGCGCGAGGAAGCGAAGCAGAAAGCCATCTGGAACCTTGCGAAAGGGCTTGAGCATTCAGACCATATGCTGCGGGTTTTCGCTGTTATTGATGAGTTGTTCGACCAGATCGAAAAGGACTCCGAGACCGTCAAGAAGGCGGCAGAGATTCTTCTACGTTCCGATGAGTTCGACTTCACTGGCGTCAGGATCGAGTCCGACGACATTGTGGCGCAGTATGACTGCATCGGGACGGCAGGCGAACGCTGCACATTCCTTAACGTCTACAAAGGTGACAATAAGGTCGGTCTCATCGATGTCGATTCGTTCGATGTTGATGCTGAGTACGAAATAATTGTGGTGAGAAAGGATTAGGGCAAGTACAAATCGCACATTTGTAGGTAGTGCCCTTCTGTTCCTTTTCCTGCTTCGGTGTTATACCATTTTTTCCAATACGCGGCACGTTCCAGACGCGACTTTGGCATAGGCTCAGGCCGTAGGCGATAGTGCAGCCGCGTGAAAAGCAGCGCCAGGAACGGGTTGTAGCGGAGGTCTGTCCATTCGACAAGTTCAATGTCGATCTTCAGCCGGTCGATGATCTTGTCGCGCTGGGACATCGACCGAGCTTTGATGTCTTCAAACGGCATCTTGTCGAACTGGGTAAGCCCCATTCCTGCCCCTACCGTCGTGTCCTTAATCTTGCCAATGCCCGTTTCGGCAGCTGCCGTTTCGATAATCATCTCTGCCGCCGTCCCGTGCGCCCCATGCCCGAGGCAGTCGCATATCGCCTTCGCCTGGCCTTCGAGATTTTCAATCCATCCGTACATCGTAACCATCTCATGCCCCTTTTGCTGATTTCAGCTTTGACCCTGACGAGGAGCCGAAAAAAAAGTTATCTATCGTCATCATCCGGTTCGTCACCATGGTCAGAGCCGACGCAATGAAGCTTGACATCGCCATGGCCAGACCTTTGTCGTCGATATATTCCGCAATCATCACATACCCGAGCGAACCGAAGATAACGACGAAATAGAACTGTACCATCGCATGCCGCACTAGGGTCTTCTGTTGCCCGCTGTCATGCCTGTAAAGTTCGCGTGCGTCCGCCCGGTCCGCGTGCTCGTCCTGCATCACGCCGCGGCTGTGCTCCAGTTGCATGCGCTCCAGTACGACCCGCTCGGTAGACTCCAGCTCGCGGAGCTTCACCAGCGTCTGTGGGTCCCCCTCGGCCAGCTTCCGCGCTACCGCTTCTTCGGTATGGTCTGTGCCAAGCGTTCCCGCTACTTTTGCGATCAGCGGAGCCGGGTTCCCGGTTGCCACGGAAGCGGCTACGGAACCAAGAAGACCAAGCCCGTTATCCTTGAAGTACCCTACGATTTGATCAAGCATCTTTTTTCTCCTCTATTTTGAGAATTTTTCGAGCCAAACACCAAACAATTTCTCCATCGGGAGAATCGCCCTGGCCCCCATGTGCGAAGATACGCCGATCATCACTGCCCCAAGAAGAGGATCGATTTTCGTGTACTCGCATAGCCAAAATGTCAGAACTCCGATGAATCCGCTGATCGTGACATCGCCAATCATTTCGGCCATGCTGAATCTATGTAATTCCCCGCTGCGTATTTTTCTGATATTGTGAGTTATCCCGCCCCATATTGCGAGCATAATAACCCACACATATGTGATGAGAGAGTATCCATTTGGGTAGTTGCTGGGATCGTTTTGCATTACGATTGCCCCCCAAGATCGTCTTTGATCCTCTGCATCCTCCCGAGCGCCCGCCCTGCGGCGCGGTCGTAGACGTCGGCCTTGGCCAGAATACGTTCCGCGATGTCGCGCCTGGCGACGCCGCGCTCTTCGGCCATACCGTCGATCATTGGGGTCGCGGCGGATTCATCGAGCACCAGCGCCTGCGCTTCGCTCTTCTGCTGGTCCCATGTTTCGCGTTCGTCGTCCGTGTACCCGGATTTTATGGAAGCAATGGCGGCGCGGAATTCGGCCTCTGCTTTAGCCGCGGTTCGCGCGGCGGTCTCCTCCGCCGCCATCTGCACGACAGGCCGCGTAATGCGAAGCTCCCCTCCGGCCTCGGTGCGTTCCTCCGGCCCATATTTCTCATCGGTTCCCAGCGGCAGCGGCGTCTCACTCACTTCGAGCAGTATGCCGTATCTAGCACGCTCTTCCGACGTCAGCGATTCGGGCCATCCTTTGGGTCGCACTAATCCGCCTACGACCATCCCATGCTTAAACCGTTCTATCCCAGTATCAGTTTTTATCCAATAAAACATCTTAAGCTCCTATTGATGTAAGTTGTACGACCGTGTCTGTTGCATAGTCGCAGGTATATGCGTACAAACCGTCGTAGTCCACATCGAAACCATAGCAATTAGTGGTGATTATCAGGCTTGTAACGTCCACATTGCTGCGTTGCGTAGGAGCCGTAAAATCCCATTGTGAGCCAAAATCAATTTGACTTATATACCATGCGCTTGAGGACGTATAAAACAGTGCAATTGACGACCCGTCTTGCTCTATTGCAAAATCAATTGCTGTCATATTTGATGTTGATGTCAGGACGCTGTAGGTATTTGTCAGTGATGCAGTCGTGATATCCAATTCGGTTGTAAATGTAAATTCTTTGAGCGATATCGTCGTTGTTGATACATATGATGTCAAATACATTTTTAGGTCATTTGCATGCATCTGGATACCCAAAATATCTATCGAAAATGTAGATTGCAAATCCGGTGATACTGCGGTATATGATGCAGACCTTAATTCATATGCAGTTGTTAACGTATGCAACCACACATATCTAGTAGTTGATGCCCCGCCACCGGCTACTAAAATAGCGGTTCCTGTGCTGTTGAAACAGAACGAATAGTCATATCCCGTACTCCCGCTTAGTGCATAGGTATAGTCTAATACCGCAGTGCTAACGTTCTTAGCTTCCGTCAAAATGTACTGACAAATTTTGGATGCACCCAGGATAAACATACGCAGCCCATCGGGTGAAAATCTAACCGAAGTTGGCCCGTAGTTATCCGCACCGACGTATTTACTAATCCCGTTGTATGAAAAATCTGATAGATCCCACCCTTGTTGAGATTGTTGGAATGGGGGCGGCCACAGCATTACTGTTCCCCCCACGTCAATATGACACCTGGAGGTAATGTACCCCGGGCGATGTCCAACCGCTCTACCCTGTAGTTCGCAACTACTCTGCCCGTCGTGGCACTGGGGATGCCCTCATCTCCGAAACTAATCACCCCAGTTGTAGCAGGGTCCGGCCATGATGGAGCCGATGCCGCTGCATCCTCAAATATGATGTAGATATCACCGCTTTGCCCCTCAATACTGTTACGCTGGCGGATGTCCTGCGTCAGAGTAAATAGCGTACCGGATATGTCTGCCGTAAGATCGTAGGTTCCGTCTCCATTATCGGACGCTGTAACCGGCTCTGAACCGGCATTAATCGCCGACACGAGTGCTGCCGCAATAGTGAGAGCTGTAGCTCCAGATGCAGCGGTTGTGTGGCTGAAGTCGGTGCCGTTGATCGAAGTAGTGTACAGAGTGCTGTCTGCGACCTCATCGACGGTAACGGTAATGGTGTCGCAAAATGGGTTTGCAATGCTCCATGCTCCAGAGCTGTCGACGGTGATGCGGAAATTTTGGCTAGATGCGAGATCGAGCGAGATACTTGATGCAAATGGAATGTTTTTGATGGCTGCTCGTTGAGGAGCCGTCCATGTGTTCGCTGTTGTCGTGATCTCGCTGAGTGGGCTCGTGATCTCTACGACATCTCCCGATAGCACGCTATTTGATGCAGGGAGCACAGCGCTTGCTATATACCTGGACAGCGTGCTGGTCGAGACAATAATAGTACCTTTTTTAAGCGGGATGCCGTATGCCTGCGATGTTGATGCCACGACGTGAATTGGTATCATGTTCACCCAATTAGTCCCGTCGTCAAGTTCTGGTTCATCCCCTACTGATCCCGCAGCATTCACGCATACAACAGGGCCAACTCCGGGAACATTGGCCGCTCCGTTTTCAGGGTAGTCGATGTCGCTCGCCCACTGTGCAATCCCGCTTTGGAACAGGTCCAAAAGAGCTTCATATGTGCTCAGGTCTTTCCAGTTCGCATGTGCCCTGATCGGGTTCGTCGCCTCGTCCCATCCAAGGTCCTTGTTATCTCCGGACGGTTCCGTTACGGTCGGGGTTCCGCCTGCTCCTCCTGTTGCCCAGCGGGGCAGGTCTGCTTTTAGTGTTGCCATAGCATCTCCTTAGTACCCGACTGCTATATACGTAAACGGGTGGTTTCCGTCAAAAGAACTGTCGCGGTCGATTATAAATCCGTACTTATTGCATGATACCACTGGAAGAATTTGTTCCCCGTTGGCGGTGTTCCTCTGGGTCACGACAGATATACAATCAGTTGCGAACGGAGATTCAAAATAAAAATTCTCTTCGGAGTCGCTTGTTGATACGCCGGACCCAGCCTTCAGCTTGGCATCTATTTCTGCATTTGTCTCGGCCTTCGTGAATACTTCTGATTTTCCGTACACGCCGAGGTTTGTCCTTGCAGCAGGCTTGCTAGAAAGGTCCGACAGATTCGATGCTTTCGCCAAAAAGGCTACGGTAGCGCCTTCCGATGTGATGTAGCCCGCTTCGAGCTGGCCTTTTGTAATCGCATGCCCGGCCTCGGTCGCATCGGGGAAGTTCGGAGCCTTCCACCATGTCCCGTCGTCCGTTTCAGGGTCATTATTGATATTCTCGTCCTGCTGAGACTGATACAGTTTCCAGTCGCGGCCGACGCACACTGCGCCTTTTTTAAATTCGAGCTCATCGTTGTATCCGGTAATGCCGGACTCCAGAACGTGTTTGATTGCGTAGTACGTGTACTTTGTAAGCCAGTTGTCGAACTCACGCACAGGCTTGAACGTTGAATTGTACCCTGCATCTTTAATCGACTCGTCGGGCTCTATCACTGTAGCCGTCGCGCCGGTTGCCCAGCGCGGAAGCTCGGGAACGTCATGTATTGCCATTGCATCTCCTTACCATGGGTTTATCCCTGTCCCGCCGAAATCCCACGTCCCCCCTGGGTCGACAGTCCCAAGGAACGTGATTTTCACTCCTGCCGGCGACGGTGTAGCGTACTCTATCGCGTTTTTTCTGAGCGTTGACAGGCTCGGATCACCGATAACGACTTCAAGCTCTCTCAGCTTCCGGTTTACGTACACCGGAAGTCCCATGCTCGCTAATGATATTATATCGATATAGTCCGGAGTTGTCACTGCTGACCGGTTCGCCCGCGCTTTCGCGTAGATGAATGCCCTGAACTCTTCGTCAGTAGCAGGTCGAAAGCTTTCCGTGATTGAAAGATATCCGTCTTCGTCCAGGTCGTGTAGATATAGCTGCGTTTCGTACTCCCCATCGCCGCCCCACCCCAATGCGTCCGGATCATCAGAGAATCCGAAATAGCCTCCGTCCACAGAATAACGTGATGGGGCTATTTCCTGCCATACCCCGCCCGTCAATGTGAATGTGTTCAAAACTCCGGACTCGTCAAAATAGTTATACCCGTCTGCGCTTGGGTCGTCGTTGAAACCGAAATACCCGGAGCTGTCGGTATTCCCAAGTGATGGTCTGTACAGATACGGCAGAAGTGCTAGCGTGTCAAGCATTTGACCTGTTGCGGCCTCGATATATCGTCCGTTTGTGTACGCCTGAATGCGATCATATAGGCTCGATACCTCTCCGGCCATAATCTCCAATATCGAGTTCAGGTTCTGGCTATATTTGTCCTGCGACAGAATCCTGTTTTTTGCGAGCGTTACCGAGTCACGATCAGGTAGCATTTACTGTAATCCTCTCTCCGGCGAACGCTGCGAGCTCGTTGATGTCGATCGTGATGTTCGATGTTCCGACTGGTGGGTCAACGATATCGACTAGCAGGCTACTGACATAGTGCCCAGGTACTGAGTTTACGGGCGTGAACAGCCGAGAATAAAGCACGTCTTCTCCGATCGTAAGCTCGCCTCCGAATGCTACAAGCGCATCCCGGATCTGCGTTGCTCCATCAGGAGGGAAGTTGCTGTCGATTACGATATTCACTTCGACGTAGATGTCAACGTCTGTCGGCCTCGAGAAGCTGATATCGTGCGAGATGCCCTGCGAGTCCTCCACTGGGACCGTAATGTCCCCGTCCGTCGGTGTCCCTGCGCATATCTCTTCAAAAATCTTCTCCGCGATGTCTTCATTCGTTCCGCCCAGGACAACGGCAAGGATGGCGTACGGCGATATCCCTTCCGGCGACGTGGTGGCCTCTTTGTTCTCGTACACGATCACCTGCGTCACATCGGCTACGTCGTTGATAATAGCCGCCCTGATGGACTCCACCGTTCCGTTCCCCGCAGTTTCGAGTGTTAGCTGCCTGCGCTCCCGGTAGTTTGTATCGGACTCTCCATCCTGTCTGGGAAGGCCGTTGAGAGCATAGAGCCGATCCATCAGGGTTCCCTCTACCGCCGAAGCGTCGAACGCAAGGTATCCGATCTCTGCCGCCGCCTCTGCCGCCGCGATCTGCTCCGCCGTGACAGCGAAGAGCTGGTACATGATCCCGCTTTCGGTATCGTTTAGCGACGCGCCGAACTTTGCACGAGCGTTCGACAGCATGGCTTCCAGGATCTCTTCGGTGCGTCTCCGCGTAAATTCATCAGCCACCGGCCACCTCCTCTATTCGTATGATTCCGTACACCGAATTGAGTTCAGCGGAAACGGTCATAACGTCGTTATCAAGGTCAATGTTCAGAGACTTGATACCTGCCACCTCGTCATCGTCCTGCAGAACCCTGCGGAATTCGGCATACACGACAAGCGGCTGCGGCTGCACTCCAAGCACTTTCCCGAAGTAATCAACACCTTTTTTTCTGTTCAAAAACCACTCGCCGTAAAACGTGAGCAGCCTGCGCTTGACACGCTGCCGAAGAGCGTCTTCGTTGTCGATCACGAGAATATCAGTGCCGTCGAAAACAATGTCATCATATCCGTCAATGTCGATCATCCGAGCGCTCCTTTAAGCTGGTCTACAATGGCTTTGAGTGCCGTGAACGCCGCCGCGTTGTTGATAGGCTGAACCGGGTTGCTGGTCGTTGTGTCAACTGTTGTCGATGCCAGCTCTCCGAGTGTCTGGCTCAGCAGGTCGATCAGCTCCCCAGCACTGTTACCTATTGCTATTTTACCAGATTCGTCTATCGATATTTCCCCGGTTCCGAACTGTAGTGCTGTTTTGCCCGCCAACGGCTCTTGCCAGTCAGCGAACGACTGTATCCCGACGATAGCCATTGCGTCGCTCAACTGGTTGCGCCGAAAATCGAGCGGGTCAGGGTCACCCCCGCTTTCGAGCCATTCGTCCAGAGACACCTCTGAAAAAATCAGCATGCATGGGTCCCCTGCCGAGATCGGGAACGTAAGCCTGCCACCGCCTCCCTGCATGACAGCTATCGGGACATCGTTAATAACAGGCAGCTCGAGAGTTGTGACGACGCCAGTGTCACGATCTTTGACTGGAAACTGTATAAGAGGTTTGACGCCGGCTTTCCCTGTGGCGCTGTCGAACGTTTCTATTCTACCGGGGCGTGAAAAGTGCCGCGTCGCAAACTGGTAGTTCATCGCATCGATGATGGACTTTACGATATCGCTCATCTCTCGATTACCTCCAGTTCTGAATACCACGCCTGGCCGCGCGTGTCGCCATGGTGCTTAAGCTTCTGGATTCGGAAAATACCCTTCAGATCGTCCGTGTCGATCTGAACAATCCTGCCGGGGTTAAAATGCCCGATCAGCCTAGCCTTGATTCGATACATCGGCTTCGTCGTGACCGTGCGGTAATTGTCCTGGGTGATGCGCTGAGGTGTGTCAAGGAGCCCTGTGTCGTATGTCAGCAGGAGCATGTCTGTCGATATCGGCTCATTTTTCTGGGTGACAAACAGTTCATAGTCCTGTGCCGTCCACACAAGCCCGAACCGGTCCGTCAGGTTGGTTATGGCCTCAGCAGCAGGCCCGATAGCAGCGAACCCTGCATTCAGCGTGCCCTCAACATCCGAAATGTTTACGCCGTCGAACCCCATAGCTGCAGCTATGTCCGCGATCATGTCACCGGCTGGTGTTCCTGCATCATACGTTTTCGCTACGTTGATGCGCGAAATAGACACGGCGCTGTCATCAGCCTCGATCTTTATCGCATCCCTCGTGCCGTCGATCTTCGTGACGTCGCCGACGAATATCGTCCTGGCTATTCCGTCATGCCCGGCCCCAAGTGTAACTCTGTGGCCCTGCTCGATCCTGTTGCGCGTGTCTCGAGACAAGCCGTATACTGCGATGGTTGCAGAGTTTGCCGGTCGTCCGCGGTCGTCCTTCGTCACCTCGAACGCAATGCGAAAGCCGGATAGGTCGATATCGTCTTGGCCTGATGGTCCAATCGTCAGCGATACCGCTCGGTTAAACAGCCGCATCTATCTCTTCCTGCGGCGCTACAATAAGGACGTATCGAGTGCTCAGGTTGTCGAGAGTAGGAGCATCGTTCGTCCCCTCGGTGTCGAGCAGAACCATGTTGCCATCCGGCAAATCGGCACTAACGTACTGATGCAGTAGCGGAACCCCAGGGACAAGCTTGATAGTTCCGATGATAAGCACCTTGTCTTCGTCCATGATGTCCATAGTCCAGTGCTCGCCGATATCGTTCCAGACGAAGCGGAAATATCCTGACCAGTTGTAGACGTTTACTCTCTGGATCTGGTCGGGGGCGTTTGATAAAATCGTGAGCTTTTTCAATTGAATAGTCCGAAGAGCAGCGATGCCCTCCCCCCCTCTGATTCAGTCGCCTGCTTTGTTGGTTGCCGCCCAGCATCTGTTTGAGACTGGAGCGCTCCACGGTCCTCTTCGGCCAGAATGTCGGCAGGTATCGCAACGGATACCGCGGTCTGGATCGTTATCTGCTTCAGTGTTGCTGTGAACATCATCGAGTCTGTCCCCTCATCGACAGACTCAGGAAGGGCCAGCGATTCAAACGCCATGTTCTCGTACACTTTCCTCCGCGTTAAAACAGCAAACGGCTCTCTGGAATCGTATAGCTCATCTAGCTTATCGAACACATCCTGTACCCTGTTTGGTATCGCAGACTCCCCGCCGAGCACGACAGGGTGATTCGTCACGAACCCCTGGACCGATACGATGCGCTGCCCGTTGATGATCTGGTCAGTTACCGTTCCTGTCTCTACCGGATCTTCCGGGATTGATGCCGCACGTGCGTGCCCTGCAGACATCAGCAGGTCCACCTCTATCTGGATCGTGTCAGACTGAAAGATCAGGTTGGTGTCGTTTCTGAAGATGTCGTCAATCAGCGCCATTGTATAGATACCCCGGTTGATTTATAGCGAGCCTGCTTGCGGCCCTTGACAGGCTGTCTCCAATGCCAAGCTCCGCCTGTCTTCGCACAAGAGCGATGTCGCTCTCTGACATGCCCGATCGAGCGTTTACCGTCACGTTTGCGTTGATGTTCTGCATAGAGCTAACACCTCCACCGATAGGAGCGGATGCAGGTTGGACAGCGGTCGGAGACACGCTGGAAAACAGGCCGCTCATCCACTCGAACGGTGCCGATATCGAATCGAGAAGCCACTTTGCAATCTGCATGATGTTCTCGGCGCCGCGCTCGAACGATTCGCTCATGAACGTTGTGAACCGATCCCATGCCCCTTTTACCGTGTCGATGATTGTCGTGAACTTCGCTTTGACCTCGTCCCACGACCCGAGCCATTCCCCGAGCATGGTTTTGCCCTTGCCGGTAAACCATAGGTATAGCTCCTCCCCGAGGAGTAGCGCGGCCGTGAAGATTGCTCCAAGTATTGTGCGTTTGAATACAGCACTGGTGAAGATCGCCGCAAACCCTACTGTCCTGACCGCTGCTGCCAACTTGACGACTGTTCCCAGCAGGCCTCCGATCGCCGCGACGATTGACATGGACGCCATATAGAGCAGAGCTAGCCCGACAAAACGCGCCGCCTTCTCAGCACCTCCTAGAGCGTCAATGAATGCAGATACGGCAGAGACGATATACCGAAACACATCTGCTGTCGCTGAAACAGTCATTTTGAGGACATTTATAAACGTAGAGATGCGCTGGTTCAGAAGCTCGCGGTTGTTGCGAATCCACTCCGTCATGCTGTCGATAAGCGCCTGTATCTCTGGCATGAGCTCTGCGCCGATATTGAGAGCCACACCCTTCACCGATGTTGTGGCACGCAGCATCGCATCCTCAAACGCCTCGGATGCCCGCACCTGGTCCTCGCCAAGTACGCCTCCGAGGTCATGCGCCTCTTTCCGCATCTTCGCAATCTCTGCCGATCCGTTTTTAAGGAGGTTGACGAACCCGGCGCCCTCGCTGTCAAACAGCTTGAAAGCAAGTCGCAGGCGATCCTGCTCGCCCTTGACGTTCGCCATCGAGTCGGCGACGTCCATCAGTAGTGCATCAGCGTCCCGCATCCTGCCTGCACCGTCTGTAAGCTGCACACCGAGTTCAGCAAGCGCATCCTTCGCCTCACCTGTTCCATTTGCCGCCTCAGCAGCCCTGCGCGAGAAGCGCTGTAGCGCCATGTCTACGGCGTTTACGCCTAGGTCTGTGGCGTTTTGCGCGGCGTATCTAAGCTCTTGGAGCGCGTCGGTTGAAAAACCGATTTTATCCGCAGTCTTTGCGATCTGGTCGCCGGTTGCTGATGCTGATTTTGCGAGGCCGAATAGGGTAGTTGCAGCCGTTACGCCGATGGCTGCGGTGGCCTTTATTGCTTTATTGACAGTGGAGATGGAGGCTTCCAGCTTTTTGATCGGCTTTTCGTCAACGTCAAATCCCCAGACGGTTAGAAGTTCTCTAATGATCATCGCGTGCCTCCTGCTGTAGAATCTGCTTCATGTCGAGGGCTCTGTTTGCCCTCAAAAGCAGCTCGAATGTGTAGTATCCGTCGATGGCTTCCAGACTATCAACACCCTCTATGACAAGGCGCCATACAAGCCACTCCGACTCTACTTCTCGCCACCATCCTGGCCGGCGCTTTTTTGAAGCTTTCCCGCTGCTGTGGTGAAAAGCTCCTGCACCTTGCCGCCCCAGTTAGCCTTGATAACTTCAACGGACAGCTTGATCGGCGTGAACGTCTCGTCACTGAAAGCGCCGCCCCACGTAGCCCTTGTAATCGGAATGCCTTTGTGCAGGCACGACTCGATCAGCTTCTCCATGACTTCGAGTGTCTTCTCCCCGCGCGGCCCGTCAAGAAGCATAAGCACGGCCTCTGTGAAGTCGATGTCTGCGTCGATGCCCTTGCCCATGATCTCGGAAGCTGACCCGCCTGAAACCATCTTTGACAGCGCCGGGGCGAGTACGGCCGTCACGTCCTTAAACATGCGGAGTGCGTCGAAACCGGTGTATTTTCTGATGACGTACTCGGCTCCGTCAACAGATACCGACACTTCGTTTTTAGCAAGCGCCATCAGCTGTTACCTCCCTGGAGTGAGTTGGCGTTGTAGAGGTTGAGCGTGTATGTCACGTCCCCGGCCTCCTGCCCGAACGCCATTGTTCCCTGCTGCATCACGTCGGCTTCGGCCGTGGCCACGGTTGTGATTCCTGAGCCGTCGTTGAAAACGACAGGAACGATAGCGCTAGACAGGGCTAGGGCGTCGAGGATTGCTACCCCTTCGCTCTGCTGGTTTAGTACAATTTCGCACGTTTTCAGCACGTTGCGCTTCACCGACCGGCTGTGCTGCCCGTCGGCGCTTCTGCGGGGGGTTACACGGGCTTCGGAGTCGGCGAATGTGATTGTCTCCCACCCGATAATCCGAATGCCACCTACGATCATTGACACCTGCGACGGGTCATAGGTCCCTTGAAAAGTGAATTGATCCATCTGCTACCTCCTTAGACCTGCAGATTCGCGGAGATTTCGACCCTGGTCGTCTCCTGCGCGTAGTTGAACGTGATCGTGATGCCGGACCACACGCCGTTTGCCTTGTCTGCCGTCGGCAGGTCATCCGGGTGCGGGACGTATACCGGGTTGACGATTTCTCCGGTGATCGGGTCTAGGCTTAGCGCCTGGTTCGGGTTGTCCGGGTTCGGCCTGATGAATCCGTCGTCGATGCCTTCTTTAAGCTGCTGTTCGATCAGTGAAACAAGCCGCGCCCTGCCCTCGACCGTCATCGGGAACTTCGGCAGGTCGATCATCTGCTGGACGATGCGCTGCTGCAGGTAGTAGACAAACTTGTCGGCTCCGTTGATGACGAATACAGGTGTCCCGTCGGCGAACTTCGACCCGATTGTTACCGTGCGGGTCGCCAGCTCCTGGAGCGTCGTCACGTTCGCCGCTGTCATTGCGTTGCGTGTTGACGTGTTCAGCTCGTCGGCCGCAATGCCATACAGCTCGTTGTATTGGAACGATGCGGAGCCTGGAGTCTGCGGCAGGTAGTACCCAGCGTGGGCCGCCGAAAGATTCGATGCACTGTGGTATTCGACGACCGAGCGCTGGTAGTTGTTTGCGGCGAACGTCCCTCCGATCTCAGCAGCGTCGTACGTCGTCGCGCTGTCATCCCATACCGTATGCGTTTTAAGGTTGGCCGATGCGATCCATGCGGCGGCTGCTGTGGCGTCTGCAAGCAGCGGCTTGATCTGGATTAGGCAGTACCACCCGCTATCCTCGTCATCGATGGCGTCCATGTCGTCGGCTACTGTCCCTGCTGGGGTAAGCGTTCCGATAGTCTGTCCGCTGTCAACCTCGACAGTGAATGCGGTTCCAGCCACATCGGCGTCAAGATCGTAGGTTCCGTCGAGGTTGTCAGTAGCAGTTACCGGCTCGCTGCCGAGGTTGATTGCGGCAACGAGTCCGGCGGCGATCTCTTCGGCTGTAGCGTCAGCATCTGACGTAAAGCTGAACTCCGTGCCGTTGATCGTACATGTGTAATCTGTGGCATTCGCGACAGTCGTTATCGATACAGGCACATTGTCGATCTGCCTGCGCAGAATTTTGAGCTGCTGAGGTTTGACTGACTGGCCAAAATAGAGCTGTGCGGCCAGGTACTCGTCAGAGGTCGTGCTATACCCGTATTCCGTAAGCTCCGATGCCGCTGTCACTGCGATCGATCTGGCCGTGAACCCTACGCTGTTTGACAAAATGGCCCCGATACCGAATGATGCCTGCGGGAACTTCGTCCCCGTCAATGTGACAGCAATCGCAACGACGCTAGAAATTGGGATACCCATGTCTTCTCCTTTATGGTATTGTCACATCGACTTCATACGCCGTTGCGCCGCCGTCAATGTTCTCTTTCAAATTATACCGCACTTCTGTGAGCATATCTTCCGCTTCCGATCCTGTGAACTCGTATGTGTACCCGAAAAGCAGGTCTGCCTGTGCCCGGCGCTCGTGGTGCGCGTTCATAAACTGCGGGATATCGGTCGCTGCCAGCCTGTCTAGATATACCAGACCAGCATCCTTTAGGGCTGTCCTGCTGTCTCTGAGCGCAGCCCCAGCTCGTATAATATTCAGCATAGGCTCGCCGCCGCCGATTACCTGAATAACGAGCGTAACGTTTTTGTTCACCCTGTACTCAGGTTTGTCCTCAGCGTCGTATCCGATAAGCCTGATTTTTGATGTCTCCGTATCGGACTGGAAGCGGATTGTCCCGTACGGCGTTGCGGGCCTTGGGGCCTCTGGAGCCGTAGAGTCGGCATATCGTATCCATGTCAGCCCTGTTTTTGCTTCCAGAAGCTCTATCACGCTCTTTTCGGTGTCGTATGTCATGATGCCTCCACTTTGTTCAGCATCACTTTGTAGTGGGAAATGATGTCGGACTGGTACGGGATAGATGATTTTACGACGTATGTGGTGCCTAAGTGGACCGTAGTGTCGTTGACCGCAACCGCAGTTGACGTGTAGAATTTCCGCGTATCCGTGGTGTATTGACCTGATGGGTCGTTGTTGAGGTCACGCCCGGAAACAGGCTGTAGCGTCCCTTTTGCGATATACGGTGTTCCGGCGGCAGTGTACTCGCCGCCAGACCATGACCCTCCGCCTGTGGGTGTGAATGTGAGCGTCAATGTTTTGAAGAGGCTCATTCTTTGCCCACCTTACCGAGCTGCTGCCCTACAGTTGATTTTCCAAGCTCCACTTTCTTTTTGATTGCATTGCGGAGTGTTCCGGTGTCGATAAGAGGGTTGTCTACGCCCTTCATCAGCACAGTTGCAGCAGCATTCGGTGGAGTGTCGAGAGTTGTCATATACAGCTTCACATCTCCAACTACAAGCTCTCCGAATTCAGCCAGTTCCTGCTCAACTGTACTGCCTGCAAGAATCGCCGCAAACCTCTTTTGAAGATCTCTGCGGTATTGCTGTTTTTTCTCATCGTGGTTGCCGCCGATGAATGGTCGGGCAGGTATCGTCTTAGTCCCGAACTCATTCCATACTGCGATATCTACGAGACGAGCTTCCCCGTCCTGGTGCTTCTTGTCACCACGCACGCCGATTGTAACGCGAGCGCCTTCTGCTATTTTAAGCTGCTTCAGTATGTGCCGGAAGCCTTTGTCGCGCTCTTTTGTGTAGGCTCCGTTGGTTGCCATTACTCCCACCTTCTCCAAGGTTTGAGCATGTTTTCCTTTATATATTCGATGTACGACAGGGCCCCTCCTGATGTTATAGAGTACATGATCGAGAGATCGCCTTCTC